CCATGCCGGCATCGGGGTGCTCGGCACAATTGAAAAGGAAATGGACCAACAGCTTGAAGATTTCCCCGCCATAAACTTAGAAACTAGGCCACGGCCTGTTGTGCGAACTTTTCAGAACGCACATCAACCGTTTCACAAGACTAGGTCTATGCGAATTGGCACCACTTCTTTTAGTGGTAACACTGGTAGGACTGTGCTCCCGTCAGTTGTTAAAACTTACGAAGATGGGAATGCCAATTTTGATTCCCTACAATCCAAACCACGTCACAGCTCTGCTAGCACTGCTCATCTCATGTGCGCTGTGACTGTTGTCCCTGATCCCACATGTTGTGGGACCTTGTCCTTTAAAGTTCCCAAAGATGCAAAGAAAGGAAAGCATCTTGGAACTTTTGATATTCGGCAAGCCATTATGGATTATGGTGGTTTGCATTCCCAAGAATGGTGTGCAAAGGGCATTGTGAATCCTACATTTACTGTTAGGATGCATGCCCCGCGCAATGCTTTTGCAGGCTTGTCTATTGCGTGTACATTTGATGACTATAAGCGCATACACTTGCCTGATCTTGGGAATGAATGTCCTCCCTCTGAGATGTTTGAACTGCCTACTCGTGTCTTCATGCTTAAGGATGCTGATGTGCATGAATGGCAGTTTAACTATGGGGAACTTACTGGACATGGATTGTGCAACTGGGCTAATAGTATCACCCAGCCCATGTTGTATTTCTTTGTTGCCTCCACAAATCAGGTGACGATGGCTGCTGATTGGCAGTGTATTGTTACTATGCATGTGGACATGGGGCCCGTCATTGAACGATTTGAGCTAGATCCGACTATGACGTGGCCCATCCAACTGGGTGACACTTTCGCCATTGATAGATATTATGAGGCGAAAGAAATAAAGCTTGATGGGTCGACCCCTATGTTGTCCATATCCTATAATTTTGGGGGTCCTGTCAAGCATTCAAAGAAACATGCCATTTCATATTCCAGGGCTGTCATGTCTAGGAATTTGGGATGGTCTGGCACTATAAGCGGAAGTGTCAAGAGTGTTTCATCTTTATTTTGCTCCGCTTCTTTTGTTATTTTCCCATGGGAGCATGCAAACACCCCACCTACCTTACGTCAGGTGTTGTGGGGTCCACACCAAATCATGCATGGGGATAGCCAATTTGAAATTGCCATCAAGTCCAGGCTCCACTCTGCCTCTACGACAGAGGAAGGCTTTGGCTTGCTTGGCATTTTACCATTGGCTGGCCCTGTTGCTCCTGATGCGCACGTTGGGTCATATGAATTTATTGTTCATATAGACACTTGGCGGCCTGACCTGCAAGTGCATCCTCCCATGTTTTCCAGTGCAGAGCTATATAATTGGTTTACCTTAACCAATTTAAAACCGGATGCAAATACTGGTGTAGTCAATTTTGATATTCCTGGATATATTCATGACTATGCCTCTAAAGATGCAACCGTCACGCTCGCTTCAAATCCCCTATCATGGTTGGTTGCAGCCACTGGCTGGCACTATGGTGAGGTGGATCTCTGCATCTCTTGGTCTAGGTCTAAACAGGCCCAAGCTCAGGAGGGCAGTGTTTCCCTCACTACCAACTATAGAGATTGGGGTGCTTACTGGCAAGGTCAAGCTCGAATCTATGATTTGCGTCGAACTGAAGCAGAGATACCTATTTTCTTAGGTTCTTATGCCGGTGCGACACCTTCTGGTGCCTTGGGTAAGCAGAACTATGTCCGAATCTCAGTTGTTAATGCAAAGGACATAGTTGCGTTGCGTGTGTGTTTGCGACCTAAATCTATGAAATTCTGGGGTCGCTCTGCCACTTTATTTTGAATGCCTTTAATTAGGTGTTTTGTTTGTTGATTCTTCTAACCAGGATTGGTAGCCCTGCTGGCATTAGTTTGCTGGTAACCATGCTGTACATGGTTGGTTAGATAGGAGCGTCAATAAACCGGGACTTTAATTAGTTCCGTTTTAAGTTCCCGCCCTTACTAGGGTGGTCCGGTCCTTAGGTGGATCGGGAAGCTGTATAAACTCAGCTTCTTGGGGGTGAGAGCCCAAGAATGTCTGTCTGTCAGCTGCTTGTGTAAATGAGCTTTCTCCCAGGATAGCTCTCCTGGGCACAAGTGAAAACTACTGTCGTGGCGAGTTAGTAGCCAGACGACCGGAGTAAAATCTCTAGTTAACAAAATGTGTTAGACCGTTGTTTCTGGCAGCTTTGTTGGGTCTATTGAGTTTTCTAAAGCTGCTTTGCTATTTGTTGTTGTTTGAGCCCACTGTTCATATTTGGTTTGGGGCCTTTTATGTTTCCTAGTGTCGTGTTT